GTAGAAAAAGATTTCACTTCTATCGTTCCAGCCGTATCATCATCTATTGGTGCTTTTGCTGGGGTGTTTCCATGGGGTCCAGTAATGGAACCTAGCACAGTTAGTTCTGAGAATGAACTAGTTCGTCGCTTCGGTAAACCAAATGATAGCAACTTTCAATCTTTTTTCACTGCTGCAAACTTCCTATCATACACAAATAATCTATTACTAGTCCGTGCTGACACTGGGGCTTTGAATGCGGTTGCCAATCAAAGTGGTGGTGCAGCTACTGTTACTATCACTGCTCCAGGTTCTGGTTATGTTTCTACAGGTGCTGCACCAGCAGTGACATTCTCTGCTCCTACTACTACAGGTGGTATTACTGCCACTGGAACTGCGGTTCTATCTGGTGGTGGCATTAGTGCGATCGCAATCGCAAATGGTGGTTCTGGATATACCGACGCAACTGTTACTATTACTCCAGCTGCTGGTGATACTGGTACTGGTGCTGCAGCGGTTGCAGTGTTTTCTGCTGGTGTTATTACTGGATTTACTTATACTGCTGGATCTGGTTACAAAGCTGTTCCAACAGTTTCTATTACTGGTAATGGTTCTGGTGCAGCACTCGGTGCTGTAACTCTATCAACTTCTACAGTTACTGGTATTAACATCACTAATGCAGGTTCTGGTTATACTGCAGCACCTACTATTACAATCGCTGGTAATGCGACTGCGACTTGTACTATTGCTCCTGCTGGTCTAAAAATTACCAATGGTGAATATTACAATACATACCTAGCAAATGGTGCTGGTGTTGTTGGCCAATGGGCTGCAAAATATCCAGGATCTACTGGAAACTCACTACTAGTTTCTATGGCGGATTCTGCTACTTACGCTACTTGGACATACAAAGATCAATTCGATGGTGCTCCAGGAACTTCTACTTACGCAAAAGATGTAATGAATGCTCCTTCTGCTGTTGACGAAATGCATATTATCGTTATCGATGAAGATGGTCTTATTACTGGCACTCCAGGATTTGTTGTAGAAAAATTCGCTTTTGTTTCTAAAGCAAATGATGCGAAGAAATCAGATGGTACTAATAACTACTACAGAGATGTTATTAACTCTCGTTCAGAATATATCTGGTGGATGGATCATCCTACTGCAGTAACATCAGTAGCTGGAACCAAAGATTTTGGCGCAACATTAGTCAATGGTGCAGTATATAAGAGTTTGTCTGCTGTACAAACTGTTTCACTATCTGGTGGTACTGATGACTTTATCGCAACTGATGGTGAATTGCTTACTGCATTCGAATTGTTTGCTAATGCTGAACTCTACGATATCTCTTTAGTGTTGCTAGGTAAGGCAAGCGCAACATTGGCAAGAGATGTTATTGATGATGTTTGCTTAACTCGTTTAGATTGCGTTGCATTTGTCTCACCACAGAATGTCAGTAGTGGTGATATTATTATCGGTAGTAGTGCTACTGAAATAAATCAAACTATTGCATATCGTGACGCACTAGCAACTTCAACTTCATATGCTGTGATGGATTCTGGTTATAAATATCAATACGATCGTTATGCAGATAAGTATCGCTATGTTCCATTAAATGCTGATGTTGCTGGTCTATGCGCTCGTACTGATTACACTAACGACCCATGGTTCTCTCCAGGTGGTTTAAATCGTGGACAAATCAAGAATGTTGTTCGTTTAGCGGTTAACCCAAACAAAACAATGCGTGATAATCTTTACAAGAAAGGTATTAATCCTGTTGTTACATTCCCAGGAGAAGGTACTGTTCTATTTGGCGATAAAACTCTATTGGCTAAACCAAGTGCGTTTGATCGTATTAATGTCCGTCGTCTATTCATTGTTATGGAAAAGGCTATCGCAACTGCTGCTAAATTCCAGTTGTTTGAATTCAACGATGGTTTCACTCGTGCCCAGTTCAAGAACTTAGTAGAGCCATTCCTTCGTGATGTTCAGGGTCGTCGTGGTATCACTGATTTCGTTGTTAAGTGCGATGAGTCTAACAACACAGGTGAAGTTATCGATCGTAACGAATTCGTTGCTGATATCTTCGTTAA